ATGGACTTCAAACAGACAAACAAACCAAAGAAAAGAGAATGGATAGAAGATTATTGCCTGCAGTTGGCAGCGTATGCCATGGCACATAATTTTATCTACAAAACACAGATAACAAAAGGTATTGTTATGATGTGTAGTAAAGATAACTTCTATCAGGAATTTGTGATTGAAGGGTTGGAATTCCAAAAATATAAACATAACTTTTTGAGGAGGGTTGATGAGTATTATAAAACAAGATCAAAGAAGGCTGGATAACATAGCTAGAATGTATCACAAAACAAGTGGTGACATGAGAGAGATGTGGAAAAGAAAGTGGTATGAATTAGTAAAAATAATAGGGAGGAAATTAGATGAGACTGAGAGATCTGCAACAAATTCTAGAAAAATTCACTAACGGACAAAAGGGTACTATGATATCTGATTGCCCAGTTTACATTGAGACTATGTCAGGACATTTGGAAGACATACGTAGGATTGAAGTGCAAGAGAGCACTATAATCGGAGACTCTAATCCTGCAAGATTAGTAATCAAAGCGGATAGAGACGAATTATATAGATCTTTAACTTATAAACAAAACTGATGATGAATCCCTTGGGAATGGGGTGGAAGCGAGAGTGGAAGCCCCAAAGAAAAACGATGAAAAAACTAGTAATACAGAGCAAAGATATAACTCCTAAACAATGGTCTATACTTGTTCTAGAGCTAAATTTGATGCGTAAAGCCTGGAAACCCTACGCAAAAGTAGAAATAATAGGTCCTGGTGTCAAAAAAATAGTAAAAAATGGCACAAGACCTTATAAACTTTAGAATAATTATAATCTGTGCCAATGTATAGTAGAATATTTGAGCAAATTTTTTTTTCAGTGATAAAAAAAAACTGGTGGCACACGTGGCACACCCCTTTTTTGAGTTATTATCGTTGGTATAAGCCAATAATAGTGTGCCAAGGGCTTTGGCACAGCCTGGAACAGGCAGTATTGTTGACCTATATGTCAAATAAGCTAGGTTTTACAACAACTATTTCAGAATGTACTCGACGCGCGCGACCTTTTTTGTTTTTTAAAAAACTTTTTTGCCCAAATATTCCACTTATAGTATAAGATCTCATGCCAAGACAACTCAAGAAATCCAAATACAAGTCAGTAGTTATCAAAAAGAAACGATACTACTTCTACGAGATCCTGTGGGAGGACATCACGGCGGACGGAGGCCATGCGACAGCTTTTGAATTTATGGGTTTTATACCAAGTAGAATGATAACAAGAGCATACGTGTTTGAAAAAGATAAAAAATATGTCAGAACTTTTGCATCTTATGAAGTAAATGAAGAATTATTTAGTGATAGAAATGTATTTCCTAAATCTTGTATAATAAAAATGGAGAAAATAAGTGAAAAATAAAACCTTGACTAAAAACATGCCTAACGTAAAATGGCACGCAATACCACCAGTGCGTGGTCCTAACCCACAAGGGAGGTTAAATGGAACTAATAAAAACAGTCGGACGAAAAATACACGGAATGTATTGTTGGCTAAACGAAATGACTAATCGGATTCAGGGGTTGACTTTGTTGGCAATTCTAATTCTTCTAGCTTTATCTCTTCAGGGGTAATATTAATAATTTCTTTGTTGTCATCTATAATCTTTTTAAGTCTATCTTTGATTTCAGATGCTGACATGTTGTCAACATTACCTGTCATGACAAGCTTTTGGTCAACGTAAAGTCCACCAGCTTTTCCACGTGCAACTTCTGCGTTTACTGCAGCAGACCAAGCTCCTTTTGCAAGAGCCTGATTTCTAATTTGAGCTAACTCTGATATATGCTTTTCAAAGCTGATTCCATACTTTTCTTGTACTTCTGCTCTAAGTTCTCCTATGTATTTAACTACCAAAGGAGATATCTTTGGGTTTCTTAATTCTGATGCAGCTTGTCTTGGTCTAGTTTTATAACCTGCTTGAAAGGCTGCTTCTGCAGGTGATAGTCTACCTTCATTGTAGACTAGTAATTCTGCAAATTTTATCTGTCTTTCTGTTAATTTAGCTGGGACTCCCATAATGTTTGACTTATATCGTAATCTATCGTATCAGTCAATTGTGAGACTAATACTAATATTTATATTGTTATCTGGTTGTGCAAGAGATTTTGATATCAACCCAACTACTACAATTGTAAGACAACTTTTTAAGGCTTCGTACGATGAAACCAGAGTCAAAACTTTGGCAAAAACTGAAGAAAAATACACCCAAAATCCAATGGACTAGACTGGAATCCTGGAGTAGTTTTGGTACACCGGATCTGTTGGGATACCATGATAATTGTGGTTTTTTCATGGTTGAGTTAAAGATTGCAACAGGCAAAAAAGTACACTTCTCTGCACACCAAAAACTATTTCATCTGACCAGAAAGCAACGTAACTTTATCCTACTCGAAGAGGCCTCTTCCTCTTCGATAAAACTTTATGAAAGTTCCTCGATCCTCGGTCTGCTTGCAGACTATCGTGAAGTACCTTCCCTCGCAGAAGATGATTGGACCTATATCGAACGCTTGTTGATTCGCGAACCGCTGGACGCTTGAGCGCTTGCAGGCTTGTCGGCTTGCTCGCTTGTTGGCTTGTCGGCTTGCTGGCTTGTTGGCTTGTCGGCTTGTTGGCCCGGACCAGGGCGAACGCTAGTGTGAACCCCGTCGGGTTGCTCTTTGCTAATTGCCCGGTCCGATTTATTACGCTTACGTAATTCTTTATAATAACTTGGATGTCTAAACATTAATGTTTTCCGTATGAGACTACTTTCACCTCAGGATCCCAACACTGTCGACAGCTGCCACACTTGCCGCCTTGCTTTGGCGCGGGGCAAGTTGCATTTTCTGTAACCACCATCGAAGAGTTAGGCCAGCTGTCGTTGCGCTGCCCTATCATTGGCGGTGAAAATCTAATAACAAGATTGTCTGGCTTGCTGTCCAGGTGATCTTTGATCCACGCTTCACGCGTTGGCATCCAGTGCTTGGTGTCTGGTGTTAGTCTGCAGACAGCATAAATATTGTTTAAGTGGTCCAAGTCCTGTACATCGCCGGCATCGTGCCATCTGAAATATTTCTGACGCTTTACCTGGGCTGTCATTGCATCAACCCACAGTGGATGCTTGAGAGCTTGCAGCCTGACATATTGAGCGCGTTTAATTTCTGGATATCTGGTATAATTACCCTTCAAGGCGTAAC